CCCTCCTCTCGCATTCTTTTCCAAGCCCATAATGGGCAACATGGACTTATCCTTAAAAAAAGGATCTGCGAACAGTCCGTGTCTCGGAACACCATCAACAACTAACTCTGGATGCAGCATTGCGCCAAGTTCGATATCATCACTAGACATCAAACATTGCGCGTCCACACCTCTTAAAGTTAAAATTTTTTGATATAGTTCCTCTTCAGAAATATAAGTGGCATAACCCACCCCTAGGTTTTTATTCCTAGAGGAATGAGTCCCACTCAAGCTCAATCCATTCGATCCCTCTGTCACCAATAACCTTCCACAATCTCCATCTTGCGTGTCTACAATACACGTTTCAATGGCTGTCTTGTATTTAAGATTACCAGCGGTCGAGGCAGACTCAAATGGACCAACACTCAAAACGGTTCCTTCTAATCTTGGACGGGAACCAGCGCCCAACAAATAACATTTGTCCCCTTTCTTTGGGATCCCAAATTTCATTTGCTTCTTCAAATCTTTAACACCTGATGGAAATGTTGATGGTATCAACATTAAGTCATAATCACTCATAACACACACCTCAGACATTTTAAATTCCATCGCATCATTAGCCCTATTAAAACGAGCAGATTTCATCACAACTCTGATCAAATCTGCTCCTTTGGGTAAAATATGTGCGACAGTCAATACATAACCGGAAAAACAATAACCATGAACAATGGTCTGTCCTCCCCATACACCATTTACTCTAGCCGACATTGAAAGAATTATACAATTCCTTTCAACCTTGGCTAATTCAGTGACGGTAACTTTCCCGCCCCCAAATAACGGTGTGCTAATGCCAGTATTTTCCACTGGCTTATTAGTCTTAAACAACTTTCCATGCCACTCACGGATTTCGCCATCTGCATCCTCACCAAAAGGTAAGGGCTTAGGCATACTCAACGCTTGGGCATCACATGGTTCATCAGAACCAGAAAAGTAACTCACTGTTCCTAAAATGGTAATCGATAATAACAAAATTTTTTTCCAATGTTTGAAATAAAAATTTCTGAATTCCTCATATACCAAAATAGATTCAACAACAGCGGTTACTCCTGTGGTCACAGCCGCGGCAATTGCCGCGGTTTTAACCACCTTTCCAGTACAGTTTTTACAGGAACTGAATAAACCTTGTGGCTCTAAACCACCTGAAAACAAAACAGGACACTCTTTCTTTGGCAATACTATGCCTGTGTCACTGATTTTCATAGAAGCCACTTGGGAAAACATCCTAGCTACTTCCATTTTCTTTCCACTCTGTATATTTTTCAACTCAGAATACACAAACTGAGCAAACCCCGACAGGGGTCCAACAGACACTATCTCCTTGGACAAATTCTGATTGTTGGCGTCTTTAAAAACCTTAAAAACTTCAACAACTAAACTATCATCCAAAGCAGAAACATCAAAATCCTTTAACTTTAAAGGATCCAATACTCCACTCTTGCCGGCTTTCCCGTGTGGGACAAACCTTACAAAATAAGCTCTCCTAAACAACGCTGTGTTGTTGGAGAACATTTTGGCAAAAGATGGAATATCACTATTCGTATTACAGGAAACAACTCGCACGTTTGAAGTGTTCATCTTTCCTTTATCTCCAAAAGCCATATTTAAACTAGTCGGAACACTTGTTACGGTGTCCAACAACATATGAAACTCTGAAGCCGCATTCTTATCCAAATCCATATTTATAGAACCTATTTCGTCCTTATGAATATGCATATGACTCGAATTAAAACCTTCATAATACGCAGACCCACTTGATGGGTAATACGTAACTTGTCTACGAACATCATCATCTAACTCATATAATGAACCTAAAGCAGCTATAATACACTGCGATAGAAGAGACTTACCGGAACCTGGTACACCAACACCCACAAACAAAAGTGGTTGTGGCTTAATACCGCTAAGCTCCAAAACTTGTCTCTTATTAGATATAATGTCATCAATTTGTTTCACCAAATCTATGCACAATTTCTCAACATGTGACCTACCAATCGACGAACAATGCGCCTTAATGGTAGTCACTCTATTTTTCCTTACATTTAAAATAGCTAACGCCTTAGAAGCAGACACCTTAACAGAAGATAAGGCCTCCACTTCCTTACCAATAGCTATAATCTCATCGACATCTTTCCCAAGGAAACCATCCTTGAAAATAGATACCGCGTCCCAAAAATTGTAATCTTTAAGAGACTTCAAACACGCCATAATCGTCTCAATAAATGAATCTGACGTCTCCAACATTGCATTTCTAGTCAAGCCCAATAAAGCATAGGGTTCAACTCCAAACGAAAACATTTTCTTAAAAGATAACGCCAAACCGACTGAAAAAACAGCCGCCGCTATCTTAAAAAGAAATGACTCAGGCTTAACCTGAGCTTCCACTCCTCCAGGATTTACAAATGACGCAGCATCTTCTGCAGACATCCATATACCCGGAGCTACTTCGACATCATCAGACCTAAAACTACTATTGGTAGAACCATTAGTAGTGTCCTCTGGTGTCGTCTCTTCAACCAACTCAACAGCTGGCTCCTCCTGAACAGGAGGCATAGAAAATTTGGGTTCCACCCTAGGCTTTCTAAACCTAATTTTGCTACCACTCATTGCCATACCAGATCTCTCCATAAATGACTCAACGGTTACACCGAAATGAGCAGCTAAACACATAACAGAAGCAATCACTGAAGTACCAGTCTTTGCATTCCTAATACTTTTGAGCATTTCTAACACAAAAGCAGTAGAAACAAAAAAATCTTTAGCTTCATCAACAACTAATGGTAATATTTGGGAACAGCCTATTGAGGCCATATCCAAACCAAAACCAAAAGAATCAAATGATTTAGCTTCACTAACACACAATCTACATTGTGCTTCTAACACACTAATAATAGGATCGTGGATCTTTTCCACAAACCTACTTTCATGTTCACTTCTAATGGACACATTTTTGCCAACACGTCTATTAAGACTAGCGACAAAATTGCTCCTCCATACAGAGCTTGTTTTCCTCAAAACATCACAAACCTTGTCGGGAACTCTTTCCAAGGGTTCCCTACGTAACACAAATTTGTAGTCTATAAAAACAACACCCAAAGGTAACACCTTCTGAGATTTTAAGTAATTAACTACCGCTTTAACACGAATAGTATTACCTAAAATGACAACGGAAGTGTCATCATAACACCACTCATCACACACAACAGAAATTTTTTTAAATTTATCTCTCCTTCTAATTCTATTTTTACTTTTATTTTTATTTTTATTCATTCTAATACAGGACGGGTGTGCATTTGCCTCAAAATTTGCTCGCTGAGCTTCGCTTTTCAACGTCATTTGGGGTACAGTCCTAAGGTTTCTGGACTCAACTATAATCATATCAATTAATTCTTTATGAAAATAGATGCATCCCTCTAATATATACGCATCAACGACCTTATCATTACACCTCGAAGGGCCCACGAAAAAGGGATTCGTGGTCAATTTCAAATGATCAGATCGGCAATTTCGACTTATTCCTCTTGTATCGAAATGATGAAGTACTACGGTACCACAATAAATATCTCTCATTTCCTTACCATTTCAAAAACGG